ATCTGCTCCAAGTGCGAAGGTAGTGTCGTAGCTCGTGATGAATCCTGAAAATAAGTAGTAACGGATTCCTTCGTAATCTGCAAAGACTCGAATTTTGCGCAAGGGTACAAGTTTGCCGTAGTAAGGCCCTGCCGTATTAGCCGGGTTCCAATCGCCATTGTCGTCCTTAATTTCAACGACTGCCGTTCCTGCTTCAAATTTATTGAGAATGCGGTTGCGTCCTCTGCGAACAGATGCTCGCAAGATGATGCTTGAGATGTCTACTGAGTCATCTGCATCTGCAAGCTGACCTGTTCCGAGCAGACCTTTGGTTGCGCTGCCTAATGTGAAGGCTGTTGAAATAAATGCAGGGCCGTTGACGAAATCAATCTCTGCGCCAAGTTGTGGAATGCCTGCCATTAGAGTTGAATCGCTGTCTTTGTAATCGCCTGCCCATTATTTTGACCTTGAAGAAGAGCGTTTCGAATCGCATTGACGAGATCGCCCTCGCTCGTAACGCTGCCGTTGATGACCACATTGACAGTTGATCCGCCCATTGATCCCATGCGGTTGAGTGGAACAACGGCTTCTGGGCCAGCTTCACCAATCATGGCGATTGTTGGGCTGTTAACGATGCCGCCTTTTGCCATCTTCGGCCCATTAAACATTCCAACCATATCAGGATTAAAATAAGAGATAGAGCCATCGCTGGCAACTCTTCCGCCACCATAAACAACGCGTGGATCATTCGGCCCTGAAATTGGCAACCCTTCTCGTCCTTTGATCAGGGCTGCTATTTCTGCTTTGCTCTTTGCAGTCACATCCGTTGGTGCAAGAAGTGACGGCGGCAAAGTGGTAGAAATCGCTGCTTTCGTTGCAGCAATATAGGCATTCAAAGCATCAAGTGCATCTTTCCAAGATTTTGCTGCTTGGTTGCCAGGTGTTGGCCACAAGTCAGATGGAGTCACACCCTCTGAAATTTTCTTTGCGTAGTCTATTACTTGAGCATTGGTCAATCCCCACTTTGTCATCAAAGTGTTGACTTCAGTTGGGTCTAGTTTGCCATCATTTATTGCTTTGAAGAAATCAAGGTACATCTCTGCTTGCTGCTTTGTAACTCCCCATTGCTTTGCAAGTAGGTCAATTTCAGCGGTAGAGAGTTTAGCGTCATTTGTGGCAAAGATGGCGGTTGTGTAAGCAACAACGGCTTCTTGACTTATGCCCCATTTTTTGGATAAAAGTGCTACTTCTTCTGCCGAGATTACTTGATCGGCAACAACGCCAAGCAAGTCGTTGTATCTTTGAACGGCTTCATTCAGCTTGACCTGTTGAGCAATGTTTTCAATAATTGCTTGAATGCGTGCTGCTTCTGCAAGGTTTGCTTGTTTGATGAGATTCAAGCGTGCTGCTTCAAGTTGGGTTGGGTCTGTCTCTGAGATTGGTTTGACCCCAAATTTTGCCAATGCAAGAAGCAGTTTCTTTGTTGCAATAAGTTTCAAATCTGCTGCGATTTGTTCTTTTGTCTTTCCTGTTGTCTTCCCAAGATCAACATTGAGACCTTTGAGACTTGCGAGGAAATCGTCAGTCGTTCCGGTCAATCCATCAAATGTGAATTCAACCTCTTCGCCTGTTCCTTCAAGTTTGTCCATAGCATTATTTGCTTGATCCACAACAACATAAAGAGCGCCAAGTGTTAAGGCAAAAGCGGCAACGCCAGCGGCTGCTGCTGCTACTGAAGTTCCGCCTGTGGCTGCTGCCTGGGCTGCTGCTGCTCCTGTTGCTGCTGTGCGGATGGCTGTATAAGCCTGCTTCAGCTTTATGAGAGCATCAACAAATGCAATCACTTTAGATGCTACAAATGTCGCCGTGATTATTGCGCCAAGTGTTATGAAGATATTTTTATGCTTTGCCACAAATTGGAAGACTTTGAACGCTGCATATCCGAAGCCAATGATCGCTTTGAGTGCGCCTGTCATAACACCGACAAGTTTGTCGCCGTTCTCTGCTAAGAATGTCTGTATTGCAGGAATGACTTTTGTTACTAAAATCGCAAATAGTTGTTCAAGTGCAGGCATAAGCGCTTTGCCAAGTGATTCTTTAGCTTCATCAAATGCAATGCCCAGGCGTTTCATTCTAAATTCAAAAGTGTTTGCTCTGGCTGATGCTGCTCCTGCGAATGTTTTTGCAGTCAGTTGCAACACGGCATTGAGGTCTTTTGATTTGACCATTGCATCTGTAATTGGAACGCCTAGATTTTTTAGTGCCTTGAAGTTTCCTTGCAGGGCCTTTGTTACTGCATTTGTTGCCGCACCTAAATCAACACCGCTACCGGCTGAAACATCAATGGCTAAACCTAGAAGTTTTTGCGCACTTGTAACTGAGCCGGTCATTGAGGCGAGTTTTGCTAGAGCCGGACGAAGTTCGTCATCAACGACTCCGTAAGCTCTCTGAGTCTGATCTATCCATGTTTCTGTTGCTGCAATGGCTGCATCGGTTGCGCCTGTGGTGTTGCGCAAAGAGTTGGCAAGAAGTGCTTGTGATTTTTCGTCTGCAATTGCTGCCTTGACTGAATCAACTCCAAGTTTAACCGCTAAAGCAGCGGTTGCGACTGCTGCAGCCCCCATTGCTTTTGCAATCTTTTTTCCTGCATTTGCAAATTTTTTCTCAAGACCTGCAAGGTCTTTGACTGCTTTCTTTGAACCTTTGTCATTGTAGACGGTGATTATGCGCTCGACAATTGCCACGATTTACACCTCTCTTTGACTGATAACGGAATCAACTCGTGCTTGTGCTTTTGCAGATGCTTTATCAACTGCTTCACGGATTGCATTCAATGCCTTAAATCTATTTCTATCAACTGCACGAATAAGTGCGCGACCTTTATCTTTACCTTCGCCACGAGCAGTTGGCAAAGCGCCATGTTCTCTTTGAATCACACCAATAAAGTGTTGAGAAGCCTGTGGATTGCGTGAACGACTTGTTTTGCTTCGTGATCGAGATGCCGAACTTCCACGACCTGCCGTTTCAAAGATTGCGCCAGCTGGGTCGCGTTGAACGACTCCATAAGTATTGCGAAATCCTGTGCCGTTCTTCTTACTAGTTGCGGCTGTTTGTTTGATTCCTGATTTAGCTCGTTCAGCATCATAAGCAATGAATCCACGAGTTTGATCTTGAGCTAATGGGCCGATTCCATTGAATCTTTTGAATCCACCTTTTTGCCATCCTGAAGGATGAATTTCACCATTGCTTGGAAGATAACTCTTTGCCTCAAGGACAATCGGTGCAAGAATGCCACGAATTTCTTTGTTCAATTCTCTTTTGAGGTCAGGCGCGAAGCGTTCAAGAGCGATGATGTTTTCGGTTAAACCTTGCATCACAATTCTATAATTGATTTCCGCCATTACTTGCTTCGCGCCTTCGCTCGTTCTTTCATGTATATGACTATTGCTTCAAGTATCCCATCGGGAGCATCAAGCAAATCAGTTGGAGATAAACCTGTCTCCACAGAAACCGCTGCTATTGAATAGGTCAGGCTGTCTCTGTGGATTCGGAATTTGGGTCTGTGTCCAACGAAACTGCTTCGAGTGTATCCAAGAAGTCAGGGCCGAAAGGTTTTACAACCTTGCCATTTGCTCTAAGTGCAAGCCACCCTAAATAATAGATATGTTCTAGCTTTTGTTCCTCGCCAATAAGTTTAGCGAGTCCTTTGCCATACTTTTGCTCAAAATCAACGATGATTCGTGGACGCAATGAATATGTTGCATCTGTTCCATCGTTTGTTTTTACCTTTATGAATAATCCATCCATTTTAGTTCCCCCTTATTTATTTAGCTTGTTGTTTTCGTAATTGCGCCAGAGATCGGCCATGACACACTTGCAGTTGCTAGTTCGCCTACAGCACCATTCAACGGAGTCCATTCTGACACAACCGCAGAAAAACTGTATTGAGGATTGATTGTTGTTGTTGTTCCATTTGCAGGCTTGACTGCAATTGTTACTGCTGTTCCAAGTGTTGGATAGATTGTCTGCTCCACGCTTGAAGTTGCATAGTCCTGGTGGAATTCAAGGCTGACGGAATTGTCTGTCAATCCAGCCACCCGGGTTTTTGCGGTGCTTCCGAAAGCTGTGGTCTCAACGATGTCATAAGTTGAACTCAATGAGACTGAGGAAATATGGTCGCTCAAATCAGTTGATCCGAAAAGAACATAGCAATTTGTGAGAACGATTCTAGCCATTATGCAACCGCCTTAGTGATCGCGCCAGTTACAGGCCATGACACACTTGCAGTTGCAAGTTCGCCAACGGCTCCGTTGAGTGGAGTCCATTCTGAAATTACCGCGTTGCAGGTATATGAAGGGTTGAATGCGCTTGTTGTTCCGCCATTTGGCTTCACAATTACTGCTGCAACTGTTCCAAGTAATGGATAGATTGTTTGCTCAACTTCGCCTGTTGCGTAATCCTGATGGAATTCAAGGCTGATTGAATTGTCTGTCAATCCAGCCACGCGAGTCTTTGTTGATGATGATGAAAATGCTGTTGTTTCTACGACATCAA